AATTCTTCTCTTGCAAGTTGAATGTTGTTTAATGTTATCATGGCTTCTCTTTCGTCCATGGAGTTGAGCATCATTTTGAACTCATCCTCTTCTAGACTTAGAAGGAATAAAATAAAGTCTCTGTCGTCGTCTTCAAGATGTCGCACTTTCTTTGGCTTTCTTCTCTAATGGAGGAATGAACCCAGCATCAGTTACCAATTTTCGTGTTATCTTTGGATATTTTTTATGTAGTGTCTGGTCTTTAATCGCAATCAAGACTTCTGCTTCAGTAGGATGACAACCTTCAAGCATAGAGATAAACAATCCCTCACGCTTCAACGGTAGCAAATCTGCTCTGCAGAAAATATATAACCTACGCATTTCGCTAAACATATTTGTTGGTGTCATACCCAACGGCTCGTCTGCAGGTTTGTATGGTGGAGTACCTTCAGGAAGAATCATTTTCTTTGAAGGTTCAAATGCATATTCAAAAATCAATTTCAATACCGCATCACCTTTATAAATCTCAATTGCTTTAGGATCCTGTTGAATCTCGTCAAGCATTTGTGTTACATATTTACGCATATTAAAAGTCCTCTAGTTCATCTAACAATAAACGACATTTATGATCAATTAGATATTGCATAATAGCCATCTTATCACCTGTCGGTTTATTATTTAGGTATGAATCAATAATGGTTTTGGAAACATCCTCTGGGATAAAGTCAAAGTCAACCAGAGTTGCATTACGGTGCCAGTTGCGACGCTCTTCATCATTCTTACAAGCATTGAAACCATTTTCAAAGAATTCTTGAAGACGCTTTGCACTCATAGGTTTCTGACGTTCACCAATCATAAACACATCATCTTTACTTAGGATGTTTGGTACTCCGTCACCAGTATCACCCTTAACAATATGTTCAATTTTGTGCTCAATGATTTCTTTTTTAGTTGCAGTAACATACTTCTTCTGCATTGGCGACCACTGCTTTACATTAGGATAAAGTTGTAGTTGTTTAAAGTCTTTGTCAGAAGATAGGATTAGAACCTTCTGTGATTCCTCAACTAGACCTGTTTGAATCAATTCGTTTTCTTGAACGTACTTGGTCATTACTGCAATGATATCATCTGCTTCGGCACGATCGATATGAAGAACCTTATATGGAAAGTGGGCAGCAATATCTGTACGCATCTCTGATAGAGTATCAAAGATTAAACCCCAGTCAAGATCAGATTTCTCTCGGTTGCTTTTACGCATACCTTTATAGTATTCAAAGAATTCTTTACGCCAGTACTTGCGTCCATCACAACAGATAACAAGATCACCGTATTCTTTACCATACTTTTTCTTGTATGACTTGATTGTGGATAGAGTTACGTGACGAATAAGATTCTTGACCTCAGACTCAGTACCTTTCAACTCACGCTGAAATGTCAGAATGGCTGCAAGAGCAACTTGCGAATAATCAATTAGAATCATTATGTTTTTCCTTTAGGTGCTGCACAGTTAAAAATATAGCGCAACAATATCTACCTTCACCACTTAATTTTTTAGAGGTCATTTCTATTTTTTCAACTTCATGAACAGTACAACTTGGTATGATAATAACCCTATTATTTTTAATTTCTACATTTGCTTTTCTTGTATTATCTCGATTGTGTAATGTTATATCTCCACCAGAAAATTGTTTTGGCTCTTTGTGAAAATAACTTAATACTGTAAATACTGCAGCATCCGTGTGTTTAGAATAGTAACCCGAATTCTCATAATACGAAAGTAAATGATTTCTGACATTGCAATAGTAGAACAGTGAAAATAAAGAATTGTATGAAATGATCTTTTCTACGGTTTCTTGTTTACCAAAATTTGTCATAGGGTGACTGATTAAAGAAGAATGTTTCCAATCTCTAAAAACGGCATCAACCCACACACCAGCCTTGGTAGTAATGTATTTTCCATGTATATCAACAGCTGCTTCTAACTTATCTTTATCCTCTTCCATAATAGATGGTTTAGTTAAAAATGTTAGTTCATTACTAATATCTACCAGCTGTTCTTCGGTATAGAAGTTATCAATAACAATAGCATCTATACCATCTGCGATATAATTAAATTCCATTAAAATGCGCCAAGGATAATAGTTTCTTCGTTAATACGACCATTTGGTTGAGATGGTTTAGTCTTAAGTGTCTTCAAAGCATTTGTCAAAGCACGTTTACCCATAGCAAGTCCTTTGAAGAATTCTTCTGGCTTACGTAGGGTATATGCTTTAGATTCAGCAAGAGAGATACCAATAATAGTAGTTCCTTTCACAGAAACAGTACCATTCTCTGCTCGATAAACACCGACACGACGATACTTAGTATTATAGAACCACACTTCACTAGAACCAATTATACCTGTTGGGCTCACAGACTTCAATTCAAGTTCTGGAAACTCTCGCATGAACTTCATTTTAGCAGTCATCTTAGTAGGTGACACTGGTTTCAACTTTCTTGGAGCACGATTGGCTTTGGCAGTTTGAACCATTTGTTGACAGTCAGCAATAATCGCTTCGACAAACTCAGCAAACTTCTTGAGTTCACGTTTATTAAAATGCGAGTAACCTTCTACCAACTGTTCATCTTCGCCTTCAATCGCTTCTCTAATTTCTTCGGCAGTATGCACAAACAACTCTCCAATGCGTTTAGCAATCGGTCCAGCCACTTGATTCGAAAGCAAATAATTCTTTGTTGAAAACTCGGACTTGCAACCATTGAGCACAAAGTCGTCAATCGCACCTTCAATTTCACCAGCCAAATCATGGGCTTTCTCTTCCATTCTTTGTTGAATTGATATTACATTAGATGGAGCAGCAGCTTTTGCAGCGTCAGCATCTTTCTTATCTTGTTTGTCCTGAGACTTTTGACGTGTTTTAATTTGAGTCAATAGTTTGTCAGTATTAGTATCTAAGTGTTTCTGTTCAGCTTCCTGCAATACAGAACCCATATCAACCATTCGAGCGAGGACGCCAGCAGTGCGGAAATGTGCTTCGTCAACTTTAAGAAGTTCAACAGCGATTTTCTTGTCAATTTTAGCATAGTGTGAGATGAACCACTTCTTCTTTTCTTTATCATCACTATGAGAATTATAGTAATTCAAATTAAGAATAAGATCACGCATGTAGTTATCTACAGAGAGAATTCGCTCATCTCCCTTCATTGCTGCAGTTGCACGTTCAGTTTTTTCGCGACGCTTTGCCGAATTGACAGCCATTATATATCCTTATTTTTTAAAAGAAACACCAGTAGAACCACCTACTACACCACCAAGAATTAATGCTGCAGCCCAAGTATCAAACCCGATTGGAATGTTGAGGGCTGGGAATAGCGTATTCAATGACCAAATAGTTGCAATTGGTGCAAGGATAATAAGCAGAACAATAAAAGCAAGCCAAACAAATACTTTAGTCATAGTGTAAAATCCACTTTAGTTACTGAGTCCCAGCGGAAAGATCTCCACTCGGATTTTTCTGTATCAAAGACCCGAACTGCGGATCCATCAGACGTGCTAGGCGACCCTGTTGTCTTTGGAATTTTGTCTGCAGGGATTCTGCCTTCAATAAGGGTACATTGCATGGCTCTTTCGGTACCATCTTTCTTGGTGAAAGTAACGCACAAATCTTTGACGTTGTTGTCATGTAGAACTCCTAGTGTCCATGTTTTAAACTCTTCGAATTCTTTATCATTTTTGAATACTGTTTGCATTATCAATTTCCTTTTTCAAATCTTCAACCATTGGACCAAAGAACGATATGAATTCTTTGGTATCATAAAATGTAGTGTGACCACTATCAGTTAGAATAGATCCATCTTCTTTAAGAGAAGTCTGTTTGATTGAGAACTCAACCAAATCATATGGGCGACTTTTAACTGTAATCTTTCGTGTTAGTCCATTACGAACCAATTCATATTCATAATCCATCTTGCATTACCTTTCTGTGTTTAGGTTGACGTATATACTTGACCTTGGACTCCACAGTACGCATACGGTACTTTGGTGTTCGCAAATCTTTTGCGATTAGATTTCTTGGTCTCATAGTCTTATTATACACGTTAATCTCTTACAAAGCAAATTTCTTTAACAGTTCTTTTGCATCGGTGGTATCAATGGTTGTGTTGTCAAGTTCTGCCATAATGATAAGACGTTGCAGCAACTCGGCTTCTTTTTGCAAATGTTCATCTAGGGAATGATACCACTCAAAGTAATCATCCTCTGAATCTATATTCCACATGATATTCAGCATACGCTTTTGACGCTTAGTTATACCATTGATTGTAATTTCACTCATACAGTTTCCTTAAAAATACTGGACCACGTTTGAAGTTTCATCATCTTCTCACTCTTTGAAGTCATTACAGCTGACTCACTAACCATACCTGAATCAATCAGCAGGTCAATCATACACATAAGGTCACCAATTTCTTCTTCTAGGTGTTCACGATTGGAGACACCTTTGTGGTGATCTTCCATACCGAACCTAAAAACTTTACTGATGGCTTGCGTAACTTCAGCACATTCTTCTTGCGTAATCAAGAGGATCTCCCGATTCGCTTCATTAATTTCATGCATCTTCATAAATTTATTCATAATTCTTTTTATCACCAAATCTTTCATTAAACTCATAACCCATAAAGTACGCACGCATTTCTGCGATGCTCATGTTTTCGGGTTCAATTCGATCACCACGATAAGATCCTTCAGGATACCAATGCGGATCTTGTGGGCGACCATAATGACTGTCAGCTGAGCCACGATCAAATGGACTACCATGAGTGCGATCAAAAACTTCACCACGATACTCAACGGTATATCTTTCTTCAATAATCATATTCATGCTTCAATCCTTTCATTCCAACGCTGTTCAACAATTTCATTCACAAACTCAACAGGACAATTCAAAGAGTTTGCAATTTCCTCACAAGACCACTTAGTGGTGTCAAGAAGGTAATTGATATTTTCCCAAAGATCTTTCATTGCAGCCATATAAACCTCACTTTTTTACTTTTCATACAACTATTATACCCCACTTCGCAATGAAAGTAAAGCGAAATGTTGTAATCCCCTCAGAAAGTGAGGGGATTCGTAAGTTGTTGCTACAGAAGGGTTATTTAGAGGAAAACAGTCGGTCTATGAAGTGAGCCTCAAACATCCGATCAATTTTGCGCCCAAGAGCAGGATGCAAGACTAGCAACATTTGCAAAGTGATAAAGATAGATAATGTGCAAACTACCCAAAGAGCACCCATAATGGGTATAGTTATAAATGCCAGTAGCCAAGCAAGGATCTGACAAAGTTTCAACAGGATTTTATATAGCGAGTGCATCATTCCACCAATTCATTTACAAAGTTTAATAGTAAGTCATGATGTCGTCCACCATGATATTTCTTATTTATATACTGCCAAGGTTTCTCATACCAATATTTTGGTGCTTCTGGATGGCAACCAATAATACCAATGTTACCTTGAATGATTGCCATGGGATCTCCATTGGCATATCGTGCAATTGTTTTGAATTTTGTTTCATCACCAATTAGTGCACAACCATCATAGAAGTACATATCTTCTTGTTGGTCTTTCCATGTAACTGAAGCTACTGTTCCGTAGCTTCTTTTTATGTCAGCGTTTGGTTGCTTTATATATTGAACAGGATTGACATCATCAAGTACATCGAAATAACGACTTCCAGCCCAATAAGCACCCATGCAGATGCCAAGATAATGGCCACCACCATCCAAGAATCTGGCGATTCGATTCGCTCTGGTTCTAGTGAAGAAATTAGGATATGAGTCGCTATCCCCAATCCCGCCAGGAAAAGCAATAACATCAATATGGTCAAAGAAATTATCATCATCTAACTCCTTCTCTTCGAATATTCGAATTTGGTACTCAGAGGATAACGCATGCACCATTGCATATGCGCAATCTTCAGAACATTCTGGATGTCGCATAAACAGTGCGAGGTGTTTCATGTTTTGTTTACTAAATTTTCTTTAAATATTTTCCAAGCATTATCCCATGTCCAACGCTGACTACCTTCTAAAACTCTCTCTCTACTTAATTGCAAACATCCATCAACAGCGTGTTTTAAGTTTTCGTTCATGAAACCAGTTTCCGCTTGATCAATAACATCAAGTGGACCATCACAAGGAAACGCAGCAACTGGAGTACCACAAGCCATGGCTTCAATCATTACAATACCAAAGGTTTCCCA